GCCCAGGTCTTCTGCAGCAGTTAGAATCTGCTCAAACAGCTTCTTTTTAAGGTTCAATACCTTGACCCTGCCGTCCTTTGGATCAATACAGTTGATGCTGTAAGACCAAGAGCACTTGGCTTCTGGATAAAACGTTGGTACGTGATCTGTTTCTTTGTTTGTGAACTTTTCCTTGTCACGGTCAAAAGCCAGGCACTCTACGGGAATATCCTTGTTGTTGCTTCCCTTTAGCCAGTAAACATACCGTGGCAGTACTCCGCCAATTAGTCGTACTACGTTTTCGCCGTCTTTGTACTCGTATGCTTCTACTGACTTCTTTACTGCCTTGCCTTTTGTTTCGTTAAACTTTAGTGCCATGATCTTCCTCGTGTTTAAACTTTATTTGTTTGTTGGTGATTGTTAGTAACGGATTGTTTTTTATGTTTTGTATATTTAAATCCGGAAAAAAACTTAGATCTAAGTATTTTATCTTGTAGGTTCTATACAGTAACAGATCGCGACGTCCTGCTAGTTTAATGTATTGTACTATGTCTGAGAGTTTGCGATCTGTACTATATAAAACCGGATTCGGATTTAAAATAAAACTATTTCCTGCAAGTGACTTTGTTAGTGGCTTGTATTTTTCTTTCTTGGGTACTACTATTGTTTTTTCGTGATGATACTTTAACAGTTTTAAAAACTTTTCATCATTGTTTTCAGCTTCTTGCTCTAGAAGACTCAAATTAAAAAATAAAGCCATATTCGCCTCAAGAACAACTATTATAGCACTTTGGCTAGGTAGCTGCAAGTCTAAATTTTAGTTAGGTTTGTTATTGTTGCTAACAACTGGTTTGCTGTAATAATAGGTTAGTTTTTCCCATAGTTTTACTAAACCAGGAGTATAGAGATCTACTATTAATGCGAAAATATTTATTACGGGCATAAAAGAAGCAACAAGCCTCAATACTACGTCACCCCACGTGAGTTTTACAATATAGTAGTCTAAGTTTTCTCTGCCTTTATCTCGCTTATAATCTTGGTAGGTTTTGTAAGTATAACCAATCAAACACAGTATTGTTGGTAACACATACACTAGTAGTATTATATTAAAGTTGGTCAATTTTCCATCCTTTGCTCAAGTAAAATCCCATCTTTATAGCCTGTTGTTTCTTTTCTGCAGGACTGTTGAAGTGTAAATCAATAACTACGGGATCTTGTTTGTCTTCGTGCATTCTCATTACTCGTCCAATGATCTGCTCTAGGTTTACTAGGTTAGAGCTTGGTACGGGTAGAATAACACAACTCAAACGGTTAATTGAAATCCCTTCTGAGAATATCTGACGCGATCCAGCAATACACAACACTTCGCCGTTGTTGACTTTTTCTGCGATTTGTTGTCGTTCTTCAAAAGAGGTTTTGCCTGTAACAAGCGCGCAATCTTCACCAAGTTTTTCCTTTAAATTTTCTAGAAATTCTACTCTATCAGCAATAACTAAAACACTGTGCTTTTGAAGGATTTGTGCTCTAGCTACGCCAGCTACAAAGTTTTGATAGTCTTCGTCGTACAATAATTCGTTTATTTTTTCAACCCAAGTCTTTGAACTACTCAATCGTAGTCCTGTGTTCAATATTTTAACTGTGGGGTTCAACGTATTGCTTTGTGGTGGACGAATTACTTTTGTTCCAAAAAAGTCTTTGAACAAAACGTGCTTTTTGTCTTTTCGTTCCATTGTTCCACTCAATGCAATTCTATAACGAGAATACATAGAGTCTAGAAATTCATGAAACGTTTCAGCTGGAACGTGGTGTGCTTCGTCTAGGATAATGGTTCCAAACTCTTTTTGAATTTGTGGAACCATTTTAATAGCAGTTTGAATATTTGCTATAACAATAAAATGATCTTCGATATCAAACACACCGCTGCCAATGATGCCAGGCTTCATTCCAAATAGCTTTTCTACTTCTGTAGCCCACTGATCTCGTAGGAAAGTATTGTGAGTTAAGACCAGTGTTTTTTGTTCTAGCTTTTTAGCAATGTGCAGTGCAGTAAAGGTCTTGCCCCAGCCCACTAGGGCATTAATAAAGCAAGTGTCGTTTACTTCTTCGTACACAGGAGTTTGTGTGTCACGCAGTTCCAACAGTGTTTTAGGAAACGGAACTTCGTTTTTTACTCGCTTGTCTACTATTAAGTAGTCTTGTGGAATCAAGTCTGTTCGACCTTGTGGAATGCTGATTACGTCACCTGGTAGTAGCTTGTAGTTTTTAATAATCTCTAGTCTTTTTGTTTTGCTAGTTTTTGCACTTCCGCCAATGTTGTGTTCTATTACATAAGTGAGTTCACTCATTATGAAGTTTTTGTACTCGCGGTCTTTGCACTTAAAGTATATTCGATTGCTTATGATTGCTTTGTTTTGTTCTGTCATACTGCTCTTACTGTGTCGTCGTACTTTTTATCGAACACTCCGTACAGCACTGTGCCTTCTGGAAGAAGTAAAATTCCTGCCCATTTTTGGTCTTCGGTTGGCGCGTACAAAGTTTTAAATCTTGTTACCATGCCTTCTACTTCAATCAACACACCTGCACTGTGTTGTATTACTTTTTTTATTTTTTTGAACACCAGTGGCACACGTCTTGTCTTTTTATAGTTAAAGACCTTGCCATTGCTGTCTATAAACCAAGTGTTGCCTTTGCTTATCTTGATGAGATCGCCTACAAAATATACCCCATATTTTATATTGTACAACATATCGCCAGACTTAAAAACTTGTAGCCTTCTTTCTGCAAGAGTGTTTCCTGGCTTGTTTTTGTCGTCAATGATCTTTATTATGTTGACGTCGTCTTCCAGGTTCTTTTTTCTGTACAAAAAGAAGGTTACATTGTTTTCAGTAATGGGTTCTTTACCTAACAGATATGCCGGAAAAGCTATATCTGCTAAGTTCATTTTTTAGTCAACAACTCACCATTTTTTACTTCGTAGTATTCATCGTACTTTCCAAAGCTGTAGTCGGTTCCCACATCTTGATCTACACCAATTGGAGTGTTTGGAATACTGCAGCCACGGTCGCGCTGAGTAGAAGCCCTTAAAACTTCACAGTAACGCTCAACGTGTTCGTCTTTTACTAGTGCAACAATGGAGTCGTGTACTAGCATAAAGATCTTAGCATCCAATTTCAAACGATTGATCTCGTCTTGAGCGTCCATTGCACCCAATAGGTTGATGTCACTACAAACACTCTGTACTTCGGCATTGATTCCGCTTCGTACTTCGTGCGAAGCAATGCCCTTGTCGGCTGAAAACACGTTTTCTAGTCGACGTTTACGACCAAAGAAACTGTATGTATAGCCGTTGGTTTCAATAAACTCCTTGCGAGTCTTCAACCAGCTTTTTAGTTTATTGAAACGTGTAAAGTAGCTGTCAATGTCGTCTTGAGCCTGCGATATTGGATAGTTTTCACCTGTGGCTTTTGTAACACTCTCTGATACCTTTTTGGCACCTGAACCGTACAAAATGCCGAAACTAATAGCTTTTGCACTCTGCCGCATGTTACTGTATAGTTTCTTGACGTCTTCTACACTGCATGGCAAGTTGAATACCATTTTTGCAATACTAGAGTGAAAGTCTCCTTTAGAAACAAACACACTCTGTAAGTTCTTATCTCCACTCAGTACAGCTGCATAATACATCTCACCTGTTTGAAGGTCTTGTGAAACTATTTTGTAGCCGTCTGGGGCAACGATGCATCCTTTGATAATGGGATCATCACGAGGAATCTGTTGCGCATTAAACTTACCACTTGAAGATAAGCGCCCAGATGTGGTGAAAATAAGATTGAAATTTGTACGAATTCGCCCATCGCGGTCTAGTTCTGGTAGGATTTTAGAAACATAGCTAGATTGAATCTTGGCCAGTTGACGAACCTGCAGGATTTGGGCAGGCAGTGGATGTTGTTCACTAAGTTCTTCGAGTACTTCGGCATCTGTTGATAGGGCTCCGGTTTTTGTGAGCTTGCCCGTTGGTGAAAGTCCCACATAGTCGAATAAAACAGTTCGTAGTTGTTGAACTGAGTTGGGATTGAAGATTTTGTTACTGTCTTGTTCAAAACGTTTTACCTCATCAAACTCGTAGATCTTGCTTTTTGCAGCTTGGATCTTTTCGTCCAAGTAAGTCATTGCAGACTCTAAACGAGATTTGCTCATTGGAATACCCACTTCTTCCATTTCCATTAAAAAGTGAGTTCCGCGAACTAGTAGGTTTTTGTATACCCAAGACAGTTTTGCGTTCTTTTCAATGAGTGGAAGAAACTTTTGATGTAATTCCCAAGTTACGCCAGTATCTTTTGCAGCATAAATTTTGATAATGTCAAACGGGATCAAGTCGTAAGTAAAGTCTTCTTCTTTGATTGCGTACTTTCTGCAATAGTCCTTTTTAAAAGTCTCCAACGGAGAATCATAGTCTCCGTAGTCTGTGTACTTTAACGCCAAGTCTTTTAGACTGTGAGAACTGTTTTCGTCTAACACATAATGCTGAAGCATTGTGTCGTGTGTTCTAGACTTGTTGAAGTTTAAGGAAATATGGTAACGCAACATTTTGAAGTCAAACTTCATGTTGTGCATTACTGTTTCGTACTTGTCTGAGATTTGTTGCAGTACTTCTAAATGGCGTTCGTCTAGAATATCTGTTAGAATATACCTGCCCTGCTTTGGTTTGTATGTCATGCTGATACCCAACACATAGCCGTCGCGAGGGTACAGTGCAGTGGTTTCTGTGTCCCAAGCCACATGAGTGGTATTGCTGTTTAATACTTCATAAAAGTATTGTAATGCCTGCTCTGCATTGTCGATGCCATCAAAGTCTCCGGTCGATACTGGTTTAACATCACCAGACGCATACTCATGAATCTTTTTTAGTGCTCTTTCAAAGTCTGGCTTGCCTTCTGGCTTGAATACCAGCATGCTGGGGTTTGTTAAACAAACGTACTTGTCGTTTGTTAATGTACCCTGATAGTTTGTAACACTTGTAATCTTTGCGTACTCTTTTGCAGGCTCTGAGCCTACCAGTATAATCAAGTCGTACGGTTCCAGCAGTTTAGGGTCTAGATCTACATCTTTCTTTAGTAGCTTTTGAATGGGAACGCTACTCATGTGAAAAACATCAAACTCAAACTCAAAGTACTTTTTATAGTCTGCTCGTGACGGTGCTTTATCAATTACTGCTATCTTTTTCATTAATCCATTCCTTTATGCTGTTAACGTATTCTTGCGACAAATCGCCTGGATCTTGAGTTTCTTCCAACACTATTTTTTCAACCAAATAGTTGCATTCCTGAAGAATGGGCTCTAGCTTTTCCATTGCTTTTTGACCAGGCTCATCGCCGTCGTACATTAAGTAGATTTTGTTTATTCCTTGTGTTTTTAGACTTAATAGCTTTAATTGTGCGTCTTCAAAAAGTGTGTTTGTGCCAAAAGTACAAGCAACATTCTTTAAGCCTTTGTCGTACAAGTTCAGCATATCAAATATGCCTTCTACTAACACAACACTCTTTGCGTCTTCAAATACTTCTGGATAGATGGGCAGCCTT